ATACCAATGTATATAGGTGAGAAACCTCCTGGATTATTCATACCCCAGAAAGAAGGAATATTTGGTCCAATCTTTATACCACCCCAAACTTCATTAATCCAAATCCAATCAATGTGTTCACCAAAGATTAAGTTATCCTTAGTTTTGTTTTTCATTAGCCTTGTATCATAAATAGGTTTGTCATCTACCTTATAATCTTCAGTAATAATTTCTGTAATAACTTCTCCACTATCAGCAACTTTAGTTAGGTGTCCTATTTTGCGTTGTGATTTCCAATAGCCTGTACTTACTCTTAATAAATATGCAGTACCTTGATCAAAGTAATCTTCACCTTCTGACATAATCTGAGCAATGATATCTCCACCATCTAAAATGGATCCTGCTCTCATTGTTGTATATTGCCTATAAGCTAATGAAGGCATGTTAACATTCCACTCATGACTCTTAGTACCATCATAGTATGTACCATCATTTTGATACCCTCCTACAATGTAACCAGCAGATCTAATTGGATAAACATTTTCTAATGCTTCAAGTTGTTCTTGAGTTAATGCATATCCAAACTTGTCTATTACATCTGATACAGTCATCATATCAATTTTACCAACCCAGTTTGATTGAGAGATATATCTTGCATCTGGTGACTTATGATAAAATGTAACAGGTGGATTCCATAACTCTACTTCATAATCATCTTCCATCATACGGAAGTGCCAGAATTCTCTATCAGTAATAAGCATATCACGGAAACCTCTTTCTTCAAGCTCATCCATTTTAAACCTTTCTACATCTACTTTATGTTGATGTGTTGCCCATTGTTCGGCCATTGACCTGTAGTCTTTCTTAAAGAAAGATTCAATCTCAGGTAATGACTTTAATGCATCAGGTGCTAATTGTTGCTGTGCTTCTTCTGATTCAGGATCTAAGCCTTGTTCTAGCAAAGCAGCAGAAAGTTTAACTTGAGCATCTGCCAAAAGAACTTCTTCTACAGCAGCTCTTTTTTGCTCAATCATTTCATTATATGAATACTCATCAACTGCCCTATATACTAGTTTAGTAGATCTTTTAGCAAACTCAGCTACTAGAACATTAATAACATTTGGGATAATTGGATAGAATTTAAGCTCTAGTGCAGATTCATCTTCTCTAGTTAATACCTCTACAATGTCTCTATAGTCATTATCTTCCTCAACTATATAATCTGATTTATCAATAATACCCTTTGCAAGTTTATAGTTCTTCATTATTTTGCGGGCATTCCTGCGGATTTGTTTTAACCCGTTCCATTCCAACCAATCAAGATTCCAAGCTGCCCATTCATCATCCTTTGAGTCTTTAGATAAAAACTGTAGTGGTTGAGTAATACTACCCATTCTATTGTGAGATGTCTTTGCACCTTTCTTAGCTTGTAATGCGTTTATAATCTGCATAATTTTTATTTAAAATTCTTAAATGGGGATCTTTTAGTTCCCTGTCCTCCAGAATAAAAAGATTTACCCATGTGCCTGAACGGACTGTTATTTAATTTAAACAAATTTTCTGACTTTTGCAAGTTTTTAGCTGCATCATCCATTATTGTTCTTCTTGAATATCCTCTATTTGCTTGTTGTATTCTCATAAATGCAACCAATGCACAGAATGAAACTAACCTATCCACATTGACTCCATCTGCATATGCTCTCATTTCTTTGAGTAACATTGGATCTGGAATTCTTTCTATACCATATTTAGTTCTTACTATAGTACCATCTGGTTTAGTTTCTACATCTAACTCTTCTTTAGTATATTCTATAGCATAACTAAGTAAATGTGCTTTAAATAAGGTTCCTGTATTTTTCCAACCATATTCCTGGAATACATTAGCATTTGCACCTAAGTCCTTTAAAAACATTATTTGACTCTTAGGTACTAAATACTTTTGTTTCTTTCTAGATATCATATACTGTATGAAAAGAGATATGTTATTCTCTATAACTGTCCATGCATTATACCATTCTATAATTAACTCCAGTCTCTGGTGAGTTTTATTGATATCATCAAATCTTCCACACCAAGCAGCTACAATCTTATCTGGCTCTATGTATGTTTCTGTTTCTGTGCCTGTTACTTTAGTTACTTCAACTGGAGCTTTCATTACATATATAGAACATAATGAATCTGATGTTGTTGTCTTACCCTCAGATACCGGGTCAATAGATGCATAGTACTGACCAAAAGCAGGATCTTTAATAGGTCTTTTACTAGAGATCTTTGCTGTAGGTTTACCATTTTCATCAGTAGTAAGGTCTAAGAATTCATATGCATATTCTTTCTCTTCTATTCTTCTTTCTTGTGCACCTACAAGATGAGATGGGAATACTGATACTGATCTATGGTCAAATGCTTCTTTTATATTTCTTGGATGCTGAGATATTCTTAACTGATAGGTTTCCGGATCTAATTCTTTTTTCCAAATGTCAAACTGTTTATCTAAAGCTTCTAATGCTTCTACTACAAGTGAATTACCATACTGATCTATATATGGAGGCATAGACCACTGCTCAGGAATAAATAAACCTGACAAACCTAAAGTACCTTTATCATCTATAAGATTTGTATTAATAGCATACATATCACTATCCAGTGGCCTAAGTATCATTTTTCTTAAAGGATCACACTGAGATAAGTCACCCACAGATCCTGCTGCAATAAACATACCTGTAGTAATTAAACCGGATCTCATTGCAGGACGCATATACTCATATGTCTGATCCATCTTAGGAGCAATTCCAGCCTCTTCATGAAAGAAGTATTTAACTGGTCCACCGACACCATTTGTTGGATCTTTTTCAAATGACATACCTTGCATGGTACCCTTTAAACCCACTTCTGTTTTTCTGTCACCTTTTCTTACTTCAATCTTTTGCTGCCACATTAAGACTTTGTCTGGAGACATTGGACGGTACCATGCAGTATGTTCATTAAGGAATGCAGCATATTCCGACAAAAACTTCCAAGAACCTTTCTCATTGATATAATCTTTAAGACTAGCTCCCATTTTTAATGTGACTCCCGCCTCAAACCACAATTGATTTAATAACTTAGATATATGAAAATATGAAGAAGCTATCTGACGTTTCTTCAAGATAGCTACATGTTTATAGTTTAGTTCTGCTAATAGTTCATATAAAGCCATATGATACTGAGCATCTCGGATCTTAGCAAAGTCAAACTTCTGCTGTTCTTTATCAAAGATTGGTAAGAAGTTTAACCACATGTAGTAATCTCTAGTGAGATACCATTTTTTATCACCTTTAATATAGAATACTCCTTTTCTACATTTAGCTTTTTGATCATCCCAGTAATATATAAAATCTTTAGATTTAAATGGAGATAAGCAATATACATTTTGATTTCTAAAGATTATTGCTTGTTCATTAAATAAGATACTAGTTTCATCAAACTCATATAAACCGGGCTCTTTAAATAAAGTAAAGATTGCATTAGAGAACTCATCTCTAGAATCATAACTAACAGTAGTCCAGGTACCATTATCCCAACAGGGTATATCTTGATATATTTCACTCATAGTTATGAATCATAAGACAGCCCGATTCCTCCGCGGACTTTGCTAGATTGCTCATCCTGTAGATCTTTGTATACACCTTTAAAAGATTGTCTAATTCCATCAAAGTCTTTTGCTAATGCTCTTATCTGAGCTATGTTACCATCTTTACCATCTGTAATTTGTGCAGTAGCAAGATAATTGGATATTCTATCCAGTGCTTTTTGCATACCTCCATAAGCTCTGGATGTTGGAGTTTCATATAACTTCTCACAGAATCTAAGTGCATTATATATTTCTATGTCTTCTGTAGAAAACTCAGCATCAATTTCACGCATTATTAAACTTTCCTTTTCTATATGAGGTGTATGAAAGAAAGGGTTCATATCTGGGTCAGGACAAGTCATATAAAACAAGTACTGATATATTTTTAAATAATCTTCTGGATAATCTTCCATTAAATCTTTAAGAGATTTAAGTGTATAACAATGCTCAGTAGGTACTACTGTTTTATTTTGTACATCAAATAGTTTAATTAACATCTTTATTTCTTTTTAATGTTCTGCTTGTTATCATGAATGTAGTGAATAATAGCATGCACTTCATCTATTAAATAAGGTATAGCAATAGGTACTACTTCTTTTACTATCGGATCTCCATTATCATCTAGTTTTGCAATAGGATATCCCCAGCTGTCTTCCTTATCAATTTCAAATGCAATATGATGAATAAATATATTTCCTGGTCTTAGTTTAGGATTATGCTTTAATATAATATACATATAAATGCTGAGTTGTAAAGCATAGTGATAAAAGTTACAATCATCTAAGTTATTTACCGGATGTGTCATTTTTTCAGATATACCTTCCCAGTTAACATATGATTCTTTCTTTATCTCCTTATTAGTTTTGTAGTCAATGATGTTTACTTTACCATTGACTACTTCCACTAAATCTGATTGTCCACAGATACCTGCTGATCTTAAATAGACCATATGTTCTGGATACACGCCTGGTTCTAATTTTTGTTTTGGTGCTACTCTACCTTCTTCATTAGAGTCTGATGGTTTAAATACAGGTACTGTTACACCGTCTCTTTCCATAGATGCTAATGAACATATGTCATCTTCTCTTTGATTATGATACCATGTACCAAGAGTTAATGATCTAGTAGATTCATTGTTCCAAATATCTTGAATAATTTTTGGATCAACTCCTGCCCATTTAGACTTTTTACTTTTGCTTACTTTTTCTGCTACTTTTTTAGCATCAAAAGGTTTCTTAAAATGGGAAACAAGTGTTGTAACACTTACCCAATCAATAGCTTCACCATCTAGGCTTTTGTAACTATGATCATTTGCATTAAAGATTATACTCATACTATGAATTTTCTATAATTGATTCAGCTAATGTTCTAGATGCTTCATCTTCAGAGATTAACATTTTTCGGATATTAGTTACTTCTTCCTGTGTAAACTTACCCTCTATAGAAAGAATCTTTAACCTTAAGAACTTGTTAGCTGTTTCTAGTTTCTTAATTCTTTC